ATATCAACCAGAATTAGTCCTGAAGGACTAGAAATAGCAAACGCGTATCTCGAACTCGGTAATATACCTGCTGTATCGATTCGTTTAAAAGTAGATGAGGGCAAAATATCCGAATATTTACTAAAACGAGAAGTCAAGCAGTATGTAGACCAAGTATATCTAGACACCGGGTACAGAAATAGAGGCAAGCTAGCAGAAACTCTAGACTTACTCATAGAAAAGAAACTAGAGGAGGCCGAAGAGAGCGAAGTCTACACTAATAAGGACATTGCGGACTTACTAGCAATGTCTCACAAGATTCGTATGGACGAAATCAAAGCTCAGACCGAGATGGAAAAAGCAAAAGCACAAACAATCAAGACACAAGTCAATATACAAGACAATTCTCAAGTTCCCTTCGGACAGGGTAACTATGGGGAACTCATGAAAAAGCTTATGGAGTCAAATAAGTAATGGACATCTGGACTTTAATCGGTCAGGTAGGAGCTCCCATAGCAGGCGCGTTAGTCGCCGGACTATTTATCTTCATAATCATGAAACAAATCATGAGTGGAGTAGTAAATCAGATAAATACTTTAAAAGGTTTTTGTACTATGTTGGTAACAAGAATTAAAACAATGAATAACGATATGATTCGTTTAGATGTCAGTGTTAGCAGCGCTTTAGAGCTTACACCAGACTTAGATAGAATAGCTAGAGCAGAAAATTTTGTAGAGGACGGTAGTATAGATGTCAGGCGTGATTGATTCAATTCAAATTTATGGATTTCCAATCGTTGCATGTGTAGGTTTAGGATATTTTGTTTACTTTGTATGGTACACTATGATAAATGTTATAGGACCAGCAATAAAAGACATGCATTTTGCACTTATTAAACTCATCGACCAGATACGAATGCTCGACAACGATATGATTCGTTTACAGCAAAAGGTAAACACAGTTTTACAAATGAAAGAAAATGAAAAAAAGCTTAATAACATTAATAATACTCGCAACAACGACAAACGCGACTGAATTAGTACATAAATTCGGCTCACCGTCATTTAGTGGGATTAATCAATCCGCACACTACTTAACTATTGACGAGCAAGAGAGAACAAGGAAGGAAAAACTTAAGTCTGACGCACAAGAAGCTTTAGAAGAAGCACAAAGAGATGCAGACAACACTACTCTTGCAAAGTTCTTACGAAATTTAGAATCTAGAATATACTCTACTCTTGCAAAAGATATATCTGAATCACTTTTTGACTATAATAACCCCGGTACTTTGGAAAATCCAATTACTGGCACTATATGGCTAGAAGGAAACAAGATAACTTGGATTAACAACGGAGAAACCATTACTTTAATTGTAGAAGAGTGGATGGACGGAGTTATGATATCATCAACAACAATTACAATACCGGTAGGAGAATTTGGAGGGTGCTTTAGTGACTGCGCTGGCTAAATTACTACCAATACTAATATTATTAAATAGTTGTGCTTCCATAGGAATGTCCCAGAGCTATGATGATTGTTATAGATTCGAAGAAGGATTTGGCAAAGATGTAGTAACAGGAGTTGCAAAAGCAGTATCAAAGAAACAACACTGCGTAAAAGGACCTGTAATACAACCAAGTGCTACAACACAGCTACTAGACTTACCTTACCCAAATCAAAAGACAGTAGTAGCAGTATATCAGTTTGGAGACTATACTGGACAAAGAAAGGGCGGAGACACAGTAGCTAGTTTTAGTACTGCTGTAACTCAAGGCTCTATTCACATACTTACTGAAGCATTAAGAGATGCTGGAAGAGGAAACTGGTTTGTTGTCGTAGAAAGACATGGACTGGACGCTTTAACAAAAGAAAGACAACTTGTAAGAAGTACTTTTGAAAGCTACAACAAAGGCAAAGATGCCAAAACAATTTTAAAACCACTACTATACGCGGGAATGATTATAGAAGGTGGTATTGTTAGTTATGATACTAACATACGAACAGGCGGTACTGGTGCTCGATATCTAGGAATAGGTATGAAGAATCAATATCGTGAAGATATAGTAACTGTAACACTTAGAGCAGTTCTAGTGCAAACTGGAGAAGTTCTACTAAATGTTACAACTACAAAGACTATACTATCCACAGGAGGTGGAGGCGATATATTCCGATTCATAGAATTAGGAACAGAACTCGTTGAAATGGAAAGTGGTAGTACAGAGAACGAGGCTGTTGGACATGCCGTGAGAGCTGCGATTGAAGCCGCAGTATACGGACTAGTTGTTCAAGGTCTCGAAAAAGAAGTGTGGGATTTTCCATATCACGCACTTAAAGAGGAAAAATAATGACAAAGATAATTGGACTATTCGCGATATGCCTTATTTCTTTTGCAGCATTTGCAGGTAACAATGACCTATATATCTCTCAAACTGGTACAGGACTAACTTTAACGGTTGACCAAATAGGTGCAACTAACAGAGTGGGTACTGCAGCTAATGCGAGGGTTACATTGTCAGGAACAAGTATGGTAGTAGATATCGACCAAATAGGTGACTCTAACACTTTCATAGCGAGTATATTACAAGGTAATAGCTCATCATGGGATTGGATAGTTACTGGTGATTCTAATATCGGTACATTGAGTGTTGGTGCGTCTGGTGACGTAGCTAGCTCAGATTTTGATTTTGCAGCAACTGGAGGCAGTAATGCTTTCACTTGGACACAGGGAGCGGCCGCAACTGCTACTGGAGCAAATAATGACTGGGTAATTCAAGGTACATCAAATACTTATACCGGTACTTGTGAAGTTGTTGGTTGTATTAATAATTGGGGAGTTACTGGAAACAGTAATACAATTACTACTACACAAACAGGTTCAGCCGACCACGATATTACTGTAGCCTTAACAGGTTCATCTAATACTGTGACTATCGACCAAACTGATACAGCTAGTACAAATGTTGCTAATATAATATCCACTACTTCTAGTGGAACAATAGACGTGGACCAATGCGCTTCTGGCTGCTGATACTATTTAGTATAAGTGCCATAAGTAGCGAAATTGGAGAAATATCTGAACTACGAGGCAATGGAGAGATTCAAAGACTAGATTCTAAAGAATCTCTCACTGCTGAAATAGCTTCAGATATTTTTTCGTTTGATGATGTAAGAACGGGGCAGGGGAGACTTGCAATAAAGTTTCTAGATGATTCTGTAGTAAAACTAACAGAACACTCTAAATTAATCATTGATGAGTATATATTTGACCCAGACCCAAGTAAGAGTAAAATGGCTCTTAACATGGCTTCCGGAACGGCTCGTTTTATTACTGGAGCTTTTGGAAAGATAAACAAAGAAAACATTACTATTACAACCCCTAGCGCTACTATAGGTATTCGTGGAACAGATTTCACAACTACAGTAGATGAACTAGGAAGAAGTTTAATAATACTACTACCAAAAGCTGACGGCTCTTCATCAGGAGAGATAACAGTAACAACAGCAGCTGGAGTAGAGATACTGAATGAAGCCTTTCAGGCAACAATGGTATCAGTGTGGGAAGCACCTCCTACACCACCTGTGACTCTTGTAAACATGACTTTGGACTTAATTGACAACATGTTGATAGTACAAAGACCACAGGAAGTACAACAAGCAGTTGAAGAGCAAGAAGCAGGAGTATCACCAACTGCTGACTTAGATAGAGATTTCTTCGATGATGCACCAGATTTAGATTGCGACGCTCTAGTAGAAGAATGTGGCGAAGACGAAGAAGTAACAAGACTAGACATAGATTTACTCGGAGTAGAACTCCTTATAGATTTACTAGCATTAGTAGAAACCTCAAGTAAAAAGAAGAATGAGACTTCAATACTACAAGGAGTAGAGTTAGAAGGTATAATAGCAGGATTCGACCCTGTATTCCAGACTTACACTTTTGTAGAAGATGGACTTATATATTTTGTACATGAGGGAACAAATAGATACGATATAGGTATAGATATAAACGCAGGAACATATTTATATATTGATAACGCAGGAGTAATAATGGAGGTGAATATAAATGGTGCGGGCGATAATGTTATTATCATTAATCAGTCTCCCTAGTTTTGCTGGTGATAATACAGCAACTATAATTACTAAGGGAAGCAACAATCAGATTAGTACTAAGCAAGTGGGCAATGGCAATCTTGTAAAAGTAATCTGTGGAGCAGACTCTGGTGGCGTAGCCCACACAGGGTATAATTATAACTCTCATACTTGTGGAGGAGCTATCATAAGTTCTACACAAGAAGGTAACTCTAATATAAGTAGAATATATACTGTATGGTCTAATAACATTGGTAATCGCTATACTATAAGTACTGACGGTAATGATAATACTGCATGGATTGACCAGGATGAAGATGATAATGTATCTACTATTACACAAGACGGCAACAATAACTATGCCGAGCAGTTAGGGAGCGGAGATGATAACGTTTATTCAATCACACAAACCGGCAATAGTAAATATGCTAAAATACTCAGCTTCAGTGATGATTCTGATTATACTATCAATCAGTATGGTACTGGTGCACACAATACTTATATTTATAACTTCGGTAATGCAGATAACAACTCTGCAACGGTAACTCAATATGGTAGCGGTAATAAAGATGCCGATATCTTTTTCTATGCAGATGCTGATAACAGTACTGTAAATTTAACCCAATATGGTGTAGGAGCACACTCAGCAAATATGAAGTTTTACACAGATGACTATACTGTCAATGTAACTCAATCAGGTTCTACTAACCAAGCATATACTGCTGTATTCAACTGCAACACAGGCTGCACCAAAACATTAACTATAACACAACAATGAATAAAGCTTGGAATAAAAACGATACTGTCAATTATGGAACTAAATACTATGAACAAGGACAGTTACCTTTTAATAGTCAAAAAGACGCAAACCCTAAAGAAGTAGAAGAATGGCTAAAAAATGACTACTTTATGGGAATGCACTTTGACCCTATGCAACTCTTTGTAGTTGTACCCGCATAATACAGATAACTGTACTAGGCATGATGGCCGTAGCCATGTGGATGAATAATGTCGTATTTAGTTAATCCCTTCATAGCACTTTCATTACTAGCAATACTAGTGTGGAATCCAGCGCCTTTACAAATACTAGAACTGAATACGTTTGATTACTTGATGTCAACTCAAGACCCAGTTCAAAATGAGAATATACTTCTTGTCGACCTAGATGAAGAAATAGTAGAAGCTTATGGAGGATATCCTCTTCCAAGAAGTCTATTCGCAACCATGATAGAAAGAACGGCAGGAGTACCGGGTTTGACCTTACTTATGCCAGATGCAGATTTACGAGATGAGCAGAACGACCTTAGACTGGCGTATGCTCTTCAGAATAAACCAACCGTGTTAGCTTACGCAGCTTCAACACAAGCATCTGAGTCAGGGCCTCATGTAGGTACTGCTCAACTAGGAGGAGACCCTTTACCATGGATAACGAAGTACCCGGGAATATTGAGACAATTGACCATATTACAGCACAACGCAGAAGGCGTAGGGTTGATAAATGCAAGTCCGGAGTTAGACGGCGTCGTAAGGCGTTTGCCGCTAGTCGTAGGTTCAGGAAGTAAAATCTACCCTTCGTTTAGTTTAGAGATGCTAAGAGTTGCTGTCGGCGACCCAAGCTATCAAATCAAGACTGGTCAAGGAGTAGAGTGGATACGTATACCAAACTACAACCCTATAAACACAGACCCAAATGGAAGAATATGGATAAACTCCAATGTATCTTTCTACAGACAAACGGCATCAGAGTATATGGCAGACCCAATACCTGCTCCGTTTGTTATATTTGGAGTTACAGCAGAAGGAGTGGTAAACCCAGTACCTACTGCAGGAGGACCAAAATATCCTCACGAAGTACAAGCAAATGTACTACACAATTTAATCGAAGGAAAGTCACTTAGTCAACCAGCATGGGCTTTGTCTGCAGAGCTAGGAATATTACTTGCGAGTCTGCTTTTAATACTTATGACAGGCCGCAGCGTCTATTTCAGCGTGCCTGTGCTGGTTGCCCTGATAGTAGGGCAAGGTTACTTATCCCTACGATTAATCGAATCTTCTTACTTGTATGACGCTTCTGCAACTATTTTACTCGGATTTTTATTCTGGACTATTATCACATTCCGTAATTTCATTACACAGTTTTTCTTGAGATTGCAAATTAAACAACAATTTGGAACGTATGTTAGTCCGGACTTGGTAAAAAAATTACAGGACGACCCAACATTACTGAGATTGGGTGGGGAGACAAAACGTATGACTTTTCTTTTTTCTGATATTCGAGGATTCACACCGATTTCAGAAAAATACCAAACAAATCCTCAAGGACTTACTTTACTCATCAATCTTTTTCTCGACAACCAAACAGAAATTATACTAAAACATGGAGGTACTATTGATAAGTACATGGGAGATTGTATTATGGCTTTCTGGAACGCCCCACTAGATATTGAAGAGCAAGAACGAAAAGCCACAGAAGCAGCTATCGAAATGAGAATAGCACTAGGAGAACTAAATGAAGAACTTGATGAAGAAGGACTGGACCAAATACATACAGGAGCGGGAATCAATTCTGGACTCTGTGTTGTCGGTAATTTTGGTAGTAGCAGTCGTTTTGACTATAGTGTACTCGGCGATGCAGTTAACCTTGCAGCAAGGCTAGAATCTAGTTGCAAAGAGTATGACACAGATTTAATAATATCCGAACACAGTTTAGTTGACGGATTTGACTACAAATTCTTAGACGAGGTTACGGTAAAAGGAAAGTCCGAACCAGTTAAAATTTATACCATTGAAAAATAAATCTTGACTTTCTTCTCCAGTTTTGGTATAATTCTTTCATATGAAAAAATAATTTCAGGTGTTCAAGGGAGAAAAACATGGAAGCGCACGAAGTGGCCGCAGAATTAGCAAAACACGAGGCTATCTGTGCGGAACGTTGGAAAACTATCTTTAATCGAATAGAGCAAGTAGATAAGGACAGCGGAATAAGGTTCGATAAACAAGACACTAGTATAAATAGATTAGAGACTATACTTATAGCAGCTAGTGGTACAGGTCTTTGCGCAGCCGCAGGAATAATTTGGCAGTTACTGTCAATGCAATAGGAAATAACAAATGGAAATAAATTACAATAAAAAAGATATGACTGGTTCAGATACTAAACAAGTATCTAAAACAGAAAAGGTATCTTCACCAATCTATCAAAAAAGAAACCATTGGTGTTTTATGAAGAATGGAACGATTCTAAAATTTGACTCAAAAGTCGAGGCTGAAAAAGCACTAAAGGAGTAAACTATGCCAAAAGGTAAAGGAACTTACGGTTCGAAGGTTGGAAGACCTAAGAAGAGAGGAAAGGGTAAAAAGAAGAAGGGAATGAGACATCATGCCTGCTAAACGCAGAAAAAGAAAAAAAGCGCCTAAAGGGTTTCACTATATGCCCAACGGCAAGCTAATGAAGGGTAGTAAACATGGCGGTAAAAAGAAAAAGAAGAAGTAAATCTTCTGCTAAAAAACGTAACATACCTACCAATAAAAAATTATACGCAAGGGTAAAAGCTAAAGTTAAAAGAAAATTTAAAGTTTACCCTAGCGCATATGCAAATGCATCTCTTGTAAAACAATACAAGGCAGCAGGAGGTAGATACAGGCGTGGTTAAAACTGGACTAAAGAAATGGTTTGGCCAGAAGTGGGTAAACATAGGAGCTAAAAAGAAGAAGGGTAAGTATCCTGCTTGTGGACGCTCCAAAGCAAAGAAAAGCAGAAAAGGATACCCCAAATGTGTACCAGCAGCAAAAGCTGCACGAATGAGCAAAAGTCAGATTAAATCGGCAGTACGTCGAAAGAGGTCTAAGAAGCAGGGAGTTGGTGGCAAGCCTACCATGGTTAGAACTGCTGCAAGGAGAAAGAGACGTGGCCGTTAGAAAGAAAAGAGACGGAAGACTAAAGAGAGCAGGAGTCAAAGGATTCAATAAACCAAAAAGAACTCCTAGCCACAGAAAAAAATCACACATAGTTGTAGCGAAAGTTGGAAAGAAAATAAAAACTATTCGCTTTGGACAACAAGGAGCCAAGACCGCAGGTAAAAGAAAAACTGGAGAGTCGTCTAAAATGAAAAAGAAGAGAGCTTCTTTTAAGGCTAGACACGCTAAGAACATAGCCAGAGGTAAGATGTCAGCGGCATACTGGGCTAACAAGGTAAAATGGTAATGAAAGACTTTTTAAAGAAAGTATGGAATATTATAAAGGGTGAGGATAAAAACTGGGACGGCAACGTAGATATCAAAGACAAAATGATAGCAGCCAAACAGAAAGTAAAAATCACTACAGATAATATAGGATAATGAGTCTGCACCGCAAAGAGATATCGAAAGACATTGATTTGCTACTAACACTTATCTCGACTATACGAGAAAAGTACCACCAGAGATTAGAGTGGAGTAAGAAACTACAAGTAATACTCCATTCCCCAAAAACAATTCACAATAAAGTGCGATTACAAAAGCACTTAGAAAAGAAGGCAATATAGCCTTATTAACGGAGAAACAGAATGAGTATTAAATTATTAGGCGCACAAGAAGCTTGCGGCACTACGGTAGGGGCAGCGTCTACTTTTAGTGGAGGACCAAACGTAAGGTTGTTCAATTCTGGTGCTACTATCAGAGTAGTAACAGTAGCCAACGAAGCAGATGTAACACTAGCGACTATATCATTAGATGCAAAAGCAGTAGTAATACTTGCAAAAAAAGCTTCAGACCAAGTATTCGCTGCACACGCAGAAGTACTAGGTGTTGGTTGCATAACAGAAAACTAAAGGTGAAACAAATTGATGTTAGAAGAGCGTGGTTAGAAGAGACTGCGTTAACTTCTACTAAACACCTATCACAGATAAGCAATAAAAAAGCGCTAGGAGCGGAGAGAACTGTAGCAGAAAAAGAACTTGCTAAAGTATCTGCCGCTTACTTATATCTACTAAACCTTTGTCATGAGTTCGAACTCTTAGACGAAGGTGACCCATTTAACCTATTTGAAAACGAATTGATACATTGATTGAAGTAAGCAGAACAGACATAGTTCCAGATTATCTGATGGACTACCCTACAGAAGATAGATTCATAAAGCTTCCTATCGAAGGCTATATGGAGCTTTTAGGCATAAAACCTAATTCTTCTCAAACAGCTATTATCAATGCTATCAACAATCCTAAGTATCGTTTCGTTACTGCAGCAGTATCTAGACGACAAGGAAAAACATATATTTCAAATATCATCGGGCAATTAGTATGCTTAGTTCCAGGAGCTAATGTACTACTTATGTCGCCCAACTACTCACTATCCCAAATATCATTCGACTTGCAAAGAAATTTGATAAAGCACTTTGACTTGGAAGTTACGAAAGATAATGCAAAAGACAAAGTTATAGAACTATCTAACGGTTCTACGATTCGTATGGGTTCAATTAATCAGGTAGACTCAGTAGTTGGTAGAAGTTATGACTTAATCATATTCGATGAGGCAGCACTAACAGATGGCAGAGATGCCTTCAATGTAGCACTCAGACCTACACTAGATAAAGAGAACTCAAAAGCAATCTTTATATCTACTCCAAGGGGTAGAAACAATTATTTTGCAGAATTCTACTATAGAGGATTTAGTGATGAGTTTCCTGAGTGGTGTGCTATAAAAGCTACTTACCATGAAAACCCTCGTGTATCAGAAGCAGATATTGTAGAAGCAAAGAAGACTATGTCTGCAAATGAGTTCGCCCAAGAATACATGGCTGACTTTAATGTATATGAAGGACAAATATGGGCATTTGATTATGAACATTGCGTAGCAAATCACAAAGATTTAGACACTAGCAAGATGGACGTATTTGCAGGACTTGATGTTGGGTATAAAGACCCTACAGCATTTTGTGTTATTGCTTATGACTGGGACTCAGGCATGTATCATTTAGTAGATGAATACTTAGATGCTGAAAAGACAACTGAACAACATGCTATACAGATTCAAAAACTTATACATAAATGGGATATAGATTACATTTATATTGATTCTGCAGCGCAACAAACTAGATTTGACTTTGCTCAAAACTATGACATTACTACTATTAATGCTAAAAAATCTGTTCTTGATGGAATAGGATTTGTAGCAGGAGTAGTAGATAACAATACTTTACTTGTTGACCAACAATGTAAAGAAGCTCTCACATGCTTAGACCAATATCAATGGGACCCAAACCCTAACTTGATGAGAGAGAAACCAAAACATGATGGGGCATCGCATATGGCTGATGCTTTACGATATGCCCTGTATACATTTGAAACCTCAATTACTACCTTCTAGTTACACCTGTCAAAAACAGTTCTTGACAATATATGTGACTTTTTGGTATAATTCTAATTAAGAGTAGAAATATGGAACTAAAAAGAGATTTAGTTAAATACGTAAGAGATAAAGCCAAATCACAATATAATAAGAAAGACACTTGCTATATATGTGGAACAGGCGAACATTTAGATTTTCATCACTTTCATGGACTGACTGAACTACTAGAAACTTGGTTAAAGCAAAATAAAATTAATATAACTAAAGAGCAAGAAATACTAGACATACGAAAGCAGTTCATTGATGAGAATTATGTAGAAGTGTATGACGAATGTGTAACACTTTGCCATACTCATCATTTACGATTGCATTCAATATATGGAAAAAGACCCAAATTGATAACAGCAAAGAAACAACAACGGTGGGTCGAGAAACAGAGAGATAAATATGGCATGGTATGACAGATTCTTAGGAATAGAAAGAGAGGAAAAATTAAATAACTCTCAGTACATAATTTCCCGTAATGAAGGAATGACTGTCGACTCGCAAGAAAGAACTATCAACTATAAAAACGCGTATGAACAACTAGAAATTGTAAATAGAGCGGTTAACATGATTGTTGATGATGTTGCAGAAATACCTTTCACTGTTGGAAACCCAATACCAGGATTTACAGGAGTTGCAAAGAACATTCGTAAGTCAAGGGTAAATTTACTACTTAATCACGAAGTCAACCCTTTTCAAGACATCAGTTCATTTAAAAGAAATCTTATAATAGATTTAATGATTGATGGTAACATCTTTATGTACTTTGATGGAGCGCACTTATACCACCTTCCAGCAAATAAAGTAGTTATATATACAGATGACCAAACTTACGTAGAAAAGTACGTATTTGATGGTGCTATAGAATACTCAGTAAATGAGATTATACACATAAAAGAAAACAGTTTCAAATCTATTTATAGAGGCGTACCTAGATTAAAACCTGCGTACAGAACAATGCAACTATTATCTAGTATGAGAAACTTCCAGGATAACTTCTTCAAGAATGGAGCAGTTCCAGGATTAGTACTAAAGAGTCCTAACACACTTTCAGAAAAAATTAAAGAAAGAATGTTAGCAGCATGGGTACAAAGATA